CCAATATTGTAATCCTGAGTAATCACCTAAGCTAAATCCGCCTGATGAAACTTTTGGCTTTAAGCCCATATTTAATCCTAGTCCAAACATATTATTCTGTATATACTACTTCCATAGTAGCGTTAAATCTTGCTGTTGTTGCATCAGTATTACCTGCTGAAATTGTAACTATTAAAACATCTCCTGCTGAAAAAGTAGCAGAAGAACCTAAGCTGCTCATGGCAAAAACATCAACATTAGTAGTTCCACCACCTGTTTCTGTTGCAGTAGCACCTAATTGTGTTAAATCTATAGCAGCAGCACTAGCATCAGCAGGTGTTCCTTTATATATTTTAAAACTTACATTTTTACCGCTTGTTGCAGAAACTACACCACCAAAAGCATTTACAAATCCTGCTCTTGTGCAATATAGTTGTGCTTGTGCAACAGCATCTTGTGCATCAGCAGTTGCGTCAGTAACTACTGTATTCCAAGTATGAGTAACACCCGCAGCATAAGTAGGAGCATATTCACTTGTTGAAGTTACACTACTCAAAAAACCACCTACACGAACAAAATGTGTTCTTCTAAGATTATCATCTGCCCAAGCCAAAGCACTACTACCATTCTTTGTAAGAACAGTATTTGCTGAAGCTGTGCTAAAGTCTTTAGGAAGGTGAAGTTGGTCGTTAGCTAAACTACTATGTTCATTACTTGCCATATCTTATACACTTGCTATTAATACTTCTACATCTATATTTTCTGATAAAGGGTCAACCAAAAGGCTTTCTAAGTCAGTTAATGCAGTTACAATAGTTGCATTAGCATCGCTAACAGCAATACCATCATGTATAGTGTGCATTATAAAACTTTGTCCTGCTCCTACTAAATGTGAAGCAGACATATTAGCTGTTCCACCTTCTGCTCCTGCAACTTGTAAAGACAAGTTCATCGGATTAGTGTCATCTAAGTTTGTTACCCTAATGTATCTAACATTTTCTAAGTCAATAGCATTATCTGATGTATTAGTTGCTGTTTGAAATGTTGCTATAGTGCAATCAGTATCGTCAACACATCTAACAATTCTTTTAAAAACCTCTTTGATAGATGCTACTGATAATGTTTTTGTTCCTCCAAATTGAGTTCCACCCAATGTTATATCTTCAGAAATACTAACTGTAAGTGTTGATGCTGTTATTGTACTTGCCATATTATTATCTATTATATCCTATTACCACTCCACTCGTAAGAGTTATTGCTGTTATATTAAGAAGTAGTGAAGTCCCCGCAGGTAATGTTGTTTGCAATCCTGCTGCATTTGTAACTTCACTATCGCAAGTTATTGATGCAACTACTGTGTCTGTAACACAATAAACACAATAAAAATCTTTACTTGTATGAGCTGCTGTATTGCTAATAACCTCAATGCTTTGAGTTTCACCCAACATTCTCATCAATGCGACATTATCGTCTAAAAATTCGTAAGCCATTATTTTTTATTTTTTTTAATTAATTTAATTTCTTTTATCATTTCTTCTTTCATAATATTTAAAAAGTTTACAACTTCATCCATATTAGAGCCATATCCTCCACCTCCATGTCTTTTACCACACATCCAAGAACCATCAGGCATTTGATGTTCATATCCATCAGGACAATTAGGGTTTCTTCTTGCGTTTTCTGCTTCTTCTCTACCTTCTAATTTTTTAGTTAATTCAAGTATTACATCTTTCATTCCTCTTTCTCCAAGATTTCCAATAACACCCCATTTAATCTGAGCCACAACTCCTGCAATATTTGATAAATTAGGTTCAGTATCGCCTTTAAATTTTTGACCATCTCTAAAATGTCTTTTTGCCCATGACTCTCTTTCTTTTATCCATTCTCTTATAGCTTCTGTATCTTCACCTTTTCTAGCTCTACCCCACAACATAAAAGCATCATTACCTCTTATATTACCACCTGTTTTCCATATCTTTGGCTGTTGCTCTTTTAAGTTTTTAGTGAACTCATAATCAAACTGCTTTTCCTCACTATTTCGTAAAGAAATTTTTTTATCATCACCTTTTTTTGGAAAGTCTGTTGCCATTAATAAAATATTATTCCGTTAAGTTTTGTAGCTTGGTCAATATCAGGCATTGAAGAATCACCATCTTGTCCGAACAAAGGATATTTTCCTGTTTGGTCTTCATGTTGTATAAAAGCAATCATATCATCTAATAATACTTTAGCTTTTCTAAAAGTATCACTCTTCATTTGATTAAATTGCTCTACATTTGCAGGTGAACTAAAATCAGAATCATTAATAACTAATCCTGCTGATGTAGTATTATATTGTATTTCATTCATTACTTCAAACCTTACAAACCAACATAATGCAGGTTTTAAAAAGTCAGTTACTAATGTTGAATTATCTGATGTAAGAGAAGAACCATGATTTTGCGTTTTTAGTTCTTCATAAAAATCAAGTCCAAGCTCAGGCTTTATATGAGCTAATTCTGCTATATCTAAAATAGTATCACTAATTAAAGATGTATCAGTTGCTTGATTAGTAAATGAGGTTCTTATTACTTCTGTAGCAGTTACAAAATTGTTTTTGTTTCTTACGTTTGCCATTATACTTCTGTGTTTTGTCTTTCTACTTTAATTGTTTGTCTGTCAGATATTAAAAGGTCACCATCTTCTATCTCAGGCAAGTCTTTATTAAGCATTGCTCTTTGTTCATTAATAGTTAAAACTAATTTAGGGTCAATGTCAGAAAGAAAAGATATTGGCGGCTCATAGGCTACAGTTAAATCTTCTGTATCTATACCCATTTGTTCCTTTATAACCTTTTTAATAGGCTCTAGCAAGATATTAGTAGTATCTCTAATAACAGTACTCATAGCTAAGTCGTAAGCTATTCTAATCTCGCTGCCCGTGTTATTCATCTTTCCTGATGATATAATACCACTCAATGCGGGTTGCCATCTGTGAGCAGTAATTATATTTTGGTCAGTCAACTTCTGTAAATCTAAGAAGTCACCATCTTCCTTGTTTGATATAATCTGAACATCAGTTCCTCTACTATCTTCTCCATTCTTTACAAGAAATAATATCTTTGAGTTGTTACCACTACCTGTTAATGTATCTTTGGCAGTTTCAACAAACTTTTCTGCTTCTGCTTCTCCAAAGTCACCATTAACAGTAACAATAGCCGAAGGACTAAATCCGTTTTTAAATGATGTGTGATTAAATTTACCAATTTCAAAATCAATAGCTATATGCTCTAAAGCAGCTACATAGTCAGGTAAACCATAAAAGTTAAATGTACTTTCATAATCTTTATAATGTATTATAAATCTATCTTTTGAAATATTTGGATAGACAGATATTTTTTGTGTTTTCTCTTTGTTTTTTGTGTAATTTTTCCAATCAGGGTTAAACAATACACTTTTTTTGTCTTTAGACATTCTTGCTGTAGCAGCATCTTTGTGATAAAAGTTTATGCCGCCATCATAAATAACACCTTCTAAATAGGCATTACCATAAGTATAATAGTCATCAGCAAGTTTTTTAAAACATTCTTTTAAACTTTCTCCATTAGCATTAACATCTTGTATGAAATCAGCTAAAGATTCGTTAGAAGTTAAAAAACCTCCACCTGTAGTAAATGTAGTTTTCTGTGCTAAAACAGAACGATGAGTTGATGATTGCCTTTTTAATTCAGAAAGATATTGTGGAAATAAATTGTCTTTACCAAAAGGAACAAAATCTTCTCTTAATCTATTTAAATCTTTTACCTCTGTAGTAACTTCAGGTGTAGAAAGATTTACAAAAGCATATTTAGTAGATTGGCTACTTTTTGTTTGTAGACTTCTTACTTGATTTTTTTGCTTTTGATTTGGTTTCTTTGACTTCTGTGGCATCTTCTTCTTTTGTTACAAATTTAGTATATCCTAAGTCAAAAATATTTTTTAACTCTTTTTGAGTAACTTTTGACCAATCAATAGAGATTTCTTTAAAGTAAGTAACCCCTGATTTCTTTTTTGCTTTATATTCCATAATGCAATATATAAAAAATAATACAAAGTTAGGGGCGAACCCCCAACTAAGTATTAAGTATTAGTATTAAGCTATCGAGAATGTACCTGCTGCTGAATCAATAGTTACAGCATCTTCAATTAAGTAAGGAAGTTCTCCTGACATAGCAGTAAATGTAAGTGTAGCACCTGTTTCATCTCCTAAAGCTGCTCCTGTGTTCATTTCAACACTTGATAATCTTGCAAACATTTGGTTGTGAGCATCTGTAGCTGCACCAACATGAAATTTTTGAGATATACCAACTGCATATGTATTGTCATTATAATCTTGACACATAACAACTATATTTCTATTTGAAAGATTGTCTATTGCACTTAAATGTGCGTCAGATAAATTTGGAATATATGCTGTAACAGTGTGTTCAAACATAATTGTTCCGCCTTCTTTACTTCCTGTAGAGGTCAAAGAACCCGTGCCTTGCTTTAATTCAAACAACTTACCATTTGCGTCAGTTATAGCGGTAATCTGATGATTTCCATCTGTATCAAAAGTGATAGCTGAAATATCAGAAAACATATAAACACCCAAGGCTTTTAGTCCTCCTCTATTTTCCATATCAGTATGGACGACTGCGATATTTTCTATTGCCATTTTATTATTTTATTAAAAGTTAAAAATTAAGGGGGAGTATTTCATCCCCCATTAATTAAATTAATTATGCCATATTATCAGGCGTATAGTAAGCTGCTAATTTAGCATCTTTCAAAGCAACTGCTATAGAGTAAGCTACTCTAAAACGATATTCTTTGTTATCGTTAGAATACCATTGCTCTACTGAGTTCTCGCTGAAGTCTGTTGCAACAACGAAAGCATCTTTAGTAGTTAGCATAGCTCTGTGAGTTTCAGCAGCAGTAGAAGCTCCGTTGATGTTTGCATGGTTAGCAGCAATAGCTACGTCCCAATCTCTACGAACAATGATAGGAATACCTCTGTAAGTTAATTGCTCAATACCATTAACCATAGCTCCATAACCTGCAGCAGCAAATCCTGATTGTTCTAAAGTTGTAGACATATAATCATCTGCTACATCACCTGAAACAAAATAAACATGATTTCCTGCTTCTAACAATTCAGGAGAAGCAATATCGTAAAGACCTCTAAGAATATCTAAACCACGACCTGCAACTAAAGCTACATCACTTGTTTGTTCAGTCGCTAAAGTACCACGATTTAACTTGTTTGCAGTTACATTGAAAGCTGCATCAAATAAGCCATCATATTGGTCAAAACCGCCTGTACCACCTGCAGCATTAGATAACCAAATCTGCTTGTTAAAGTCAGACTTTACACCTTGTCCGATAAGGTCTAATAAAATATTTTTTACAAGAGTTCCTTCAACATTATCAAATTCGTGACCACCTCTCATAAGTTGTCCTTTAATTTTG